CTATTAAAGATCTGCCAAATACTTCTTTCACCTGCCAATCAGCTAATCTTCCATCATTAGCTTTGGGCTTTGCCGAACAACCAACGCCTTTTGTTGACATTCCTACTATAGGTGATAAAATAAGATATGGGGATTTCACTATTAGATTTTTAATTTCTGAGGATATGTCAAATTATCTTGAACTTTATAAATGGTTAGTTGCACTTGGATTCCCTAATGATTATAATCAATTTAAAAATTTTGTTAATTTGAGACCCTCTTCTTTCCCATTTATTAGAAACAAACAAAATAATCTAGAAGTTTTGGCATACTCGGATGGTACTTTAACTATTTTAGACTCGACAAACAATCCAAAGACTAATATAATATTCAAAGAGTTATTCCCAATATCCTTAGAAGCCTTGGATTTTGATGTCACTTCGCCCACTATGCAATATTTTGCAGCAATCGCATCATTCAGATATAAATTATTTGAAATAGAATCATTATAAATTTTTGGAGTTAGTATGGCAATTAAATTGAATCCTACAGCAATCTCATCACAAACTATCAATCCTACAGGGAAAACAGCTATGCCTTCTGGTACTGGTCCTAAGCCAGGCCAGTTGGAAATTAAAATTGATGAACTACGTAAACATAAAATTTTCGTAGGAACTCCTTGCTATGGTGGTATGATGCATGAGTCTTACTTTAGGTCTGTAATTAGAACTTTGACCTTTTTCAACCAGCATCAAATCCCATTGGCATTTGGAACTATTGCGAATGAATCTTTAGTTACAAGAGCAAGGAACGTGCTATTAGCATACTTCCTACAGTCCGGTTTCTCACATTTACTTTTTATTGATGCAGACATTGAGTTCCAGGTCGAGGATGTACTTAAACTTATTGCACATGATAAAGAAGTAGTTGTTGGTGCTTATCCTAAGAAAGGTGTTAATTGGCAACGTATCCGCGAAGGATCACAGGGTAAGGATACAATGACAGATCAACAGATCGCTGCTCTTGGTAGTGACTATGCTATCAACTTTAAGTTTGTCAATAGAGACCTAAAGCAAATTGCTATTGAAAACGGTCTTATTCGTCTACATGATGCAGGCACTGGCTTCATGATGATTAAGCGTTCAGCTGTTGATAAAATTCTAGCAGCATATCCCGATCTTAAATATAACAACGATCTAAATACTGGTCCAGAGCTACAAGATTACTTTTATGCTTTGTTTGATACTATGTTGGATCCAAAAGATAAGCGCTACTTATCTGAGGATTATACATTCTGCAGACGTTGGCAAGACATTGGCGGTGATATTTGGCTTGATCCTACTATCTCACTAAACCACTTTGGCTCCTTCAATTTCCAAGGTAATCCTGCGCAGATCATCCAAATTAATAACTAATGAAACTTTCTGCTCTACAGGAAATGTGGGCAGCAGATTGTAAGATTGATGAAACAAATCTAGGCAAAGAATCTGCCCGCGTTCCTATTCTTCATGCAAAATATATTAATTTACTTTCTTCTACAAGACTAAATCTCCGTAAAGCTGAATCAGATTATTTTAATTGTAGAAGAAAAAAATATCGTTATTATCGTGGTGAGATGACAAAAAATGAATTAGAGGAAGAGGGGTGGTCGCAATGGCAAGGTGCCAAACCACTTAAAAACGAAATAGATGAATTCTTGCAGGGAGATGCTGATCTTATTTCCTTGCAAGATAAAATAGAATATTTCAAAACAGTTTTATACCAATTAGAACAAATAATTCGTTCTATCAATTCGAGAACATGGGATATTAAATCTAGTATTGAATGGGCTAAATTTACAAATGGTTTAATGTGATGGCTGATATAAGTATTAGAAAAAAGAATGAAGTACACCTTATAGTAGATTCTGACCCGTCTATCGCACAAGAATTAAACGATCATTTTTCCTTTGAAGTTCCTGGTGCCAAATTTCATCCTCTCTACAAATCTCGTATGTGGGATGGCAAGGTAAGATTATTTTCTATGTTTACAAAGGAACTTTATATTGGATTGAGAGAATATCTAGAACACTTTGCTAAGGAACGTGAATATAGTATAGACGAGACTAATTATAAAAAGTCTTGCGATGAAGTAACATATGAAGAAGTAAAACTATTTTGTGATTCTTTAAACATATCCTCTAAGGGAGAAAAAATTGAAATACGGGAGTATCAGATAGATGCAGTCTATCAAGCGATTGTCAACGGAAGACGCCTCTTATTATCGCCAACTGGTTCGGGAAAATCTCTCATTATTTACTGTCTACTCCGTTGGCATCAAAAGTACGGAAGAAGACAACTCATACTTGTCCCTACAACAAGCCTTGTGGAACAGATGTACTCAGATTTCCAAGACTATGCTGGACTGACAGATTGGAAAGTTAGCGAAAATTGTCATAGGATTTACGGTGGTCATGAAAAGTCTAATTTATACAACGTTGTTATTAGTACTTGGCAGTCAATTTACAAACTTCCCAAGACATTTTTCTCCGCGTTTCACGTTATTTTTGGAGACGAAGCCCATCTCTTTAAGGCAAAATCACTTACCAGCATACTTAACAAATGTACGACTACACCTTTTAGAGTCGGAACAACTGGTACTTTAGATGGGACTAAAACCCATAAGTTGGTATTAGAGGGACTGTTTGGTCCTGTATATAAAGTAACAACGACTAAAAAATTAATAACAGATAAAACACTAGCAAATTTACAAATCTATAATATTATTCTTGAGTATCCTGATGAGATAAGAAAGGCTGTTAAGGGATTTGATTATCAACAGGAAATGGATTTTATAGTAACATACAATGAACGAAATAAGTTCATACGTAACTTAGCTATAGATCAAAAAGGAAACACACTTGTTCTTTTTCAATATGTTGAAAAGCATGGCAAATTACTTTACGATATGATATGGGCTAAGTGTCAAGATAGGCAAGTCTTTTTTGTTTATGGTGGTACTGATACCGAGCAAAGAGAGCTTATAAGGCAATTGACAGAAAAAGAAAATAATGCTATCATAGTAGCATCTTATGGTACTTTTTCAACCGGGATAAATATCAAAAACCTACATAATATTATTTTTGCTTCTCCATCAAAATCTAGAATTAGAAATTTACAATCAATTGGAAGAGGGTTAAGAACTAGCGATACTAAAGATCATTGTAATCTTTATGACATAGGTGACGATTTAAGTTGGAAGTCTAAAAAGAATTATACATTATTGCATATGATTGAAAGAATAAAAATTTATAATGATGAACATTTCGATTACAAATTAGTAAAGGTTCAGATAAAATGAGCGAACTACACTACAGATATATTAAGCTAGTTAATGGTGAAAGTATTATTTGTACAACAGATGATGATTGTGCAAATCTCAAAACTAAAGATTCAATTTATGTTTGTGATCCTGTTACAGTATCTCATATGAGAATTCCTAGAGGGGGTATGGTAATTGAATCATATGTACTAACTCCCTGGGTAAGTTTCATTGAGGATACCGTATTAGAAATACCCACTAATCAAATTATTTTTGCTGCAAATATAAATGATAATGCTAAAGAAAATTATATTGATTTTGTAGATAAAAGAAATAATTCTACTATGGAAAAGGAATTAGAAAAAACTAGAGAATCTGAACTATCAGATACCACTCTTAAATTATTGGACCTTTTACAATTGAGTAATAAAGATGAAGAAGAAAACGAAAATGACGGAAGTTTCCAAATCCCCGGAAACAGAACTATCCATTGAAACTATACCAACTACTTCACACTATATAGATAATAAAAAATTCTATGCTGCTTTAGTTGATTACAAAGTTTTAGTTGATGAAGCAAAAGCACAAGGTAATCCTCAACCACAGGTGCCTAATTACATAGGCGATTGCTTTATAAAGATAGCAACGCACTTATCATATAAGTCAAATTTTATCAATTATACTTTTAAAGATGATATGATTAGTGACGGTATAGAAAACTGTTTAACAGCAGTTGCTAAATTTGATCCTTCTAAATCTTCTAACCCTTTTGCATACTATACGCAAATTGTCTATTTTGCTTTTATTAGACGAATACAAAAAGAAAAGAAACAGCAGGCTACTAAATATAAAATTATTGAAAATTTGGATATTGATCAAATCCTTACCCAAGAACAAGATGGTGGCGAATACTCAAATCAATTTATTGATTATCTAAAGAAACAATTAGACCAGGTTGATATAGATAAACGGGTAATTGCAATGCCTAAAAAGAATAAATTGGCAGAAGAAGAAGTAAAAAATTCAATTGATTCCGATTAAAGTATACTATATAATAATGTATTCGTGAGGTGAACTATGTCTAAAATCAAAGTATCAGAACTATTTTATTCCATTCAGGGCGAAGGTCGTTTTATGGGCGTGCCTTCTGTCTTTTTAAGAACATTCGGTTGTAACTTTACTTGTGATGGCTTTGGAAAGCCAAGGGGCGAAAAAAGCGATGAAAGAAACATTATTGCTCAACACGCGGACCAGTACAAAGATTATAAATCTTTGCCTTTGGTTACTACAGGTTGTGATAGTTATGCTAGTTGGGACGTTAGGTTTAAGCATCTTAGTCCTTTGCTTACTATTGATGCTATTGTTGATGCCATTCTACGTATGCTACCTTACGGTAAATGGACAAGTGAGCATCTGGTTATTACAGGAGGAGAACCATTACTTGGGTGGCAAAGAGCGTACCCTGAACTCCTTTCGCATCCCGGTATGGTCAATCTTAAAGAGCTCACATTTGAAACAAACGGAACACAAGAATTAACTAAAGAATTCTCTGAGTTTCTATATACTAAATTTCGTAGAGGTTGGAACATGCTGACTTTTAGTGTAAGTCCTAAATTAAGTGTCAGTGGTGAAAAATGGGAAGATGCAATTAAACCCGAGGTCATTGAGCAATATCAACACCATGGATATGTTTATCTTAAGTTTGTAGTAGCAGATGAAAAAGATGTAGCAGAAGCAGCTATGGCAGTAGAGTGTTATAAGGATAATGGGTTTACCGGTCCTGTATATCTAATGCCTGTTGGTGGTGTTGAAAGTGTTTATGCTATGAATAATAAGAATGTTGCTTTAATGGCAATGAAAAAGGGATGGCGTTATTCTGATAGATTACAAGTCCCATTATTTAAAAACGAATGGGGAACTTAATGAAAATTGTTTATGTGCCTTTAGCGCATTTCAATCCAAACTCTGGAGGCAATTCTGTTTTAAAAGAACAAGCTATAACAT